CCTTGCCACCGGGATCGCCAATAATTCCGATCAGGCCCTTTTCCAGATTAAGCGCGGGCCAGATTTCACCCAGCAGCTTTGCAGGATTGGGGTCAACAAACCCATTTTCCTCACACGCCGACAGAGCGATCTCCATGATCGCATCTACGTCCTCCGGCGTGCCAACCCTGATGCCAATATCTTCAGACATAAGCTAGTCCTTAGCGGGGCCGGGTAAATTCTTCAAGGTTTGGACCGTCTTGGCCCGCATCTTTTTCACAAAGTGGTCCAGAACCTTGTGCCCCTCATCCAAGGTCCCATTGCCAATTCGCGTTACGTCGTCGGGGTGAATCACATATTCACCGCCTGCCGCTATGATCGGAACAATCTCACCAGTCTCTCCCCCTTTTGCCCTCGCCAATGGAATACCCTGCTCAGGCCCGAACAGTTCATTGGCAACCTTAAAACCTGCCATCGTATTGCCCTCACCCATGGCCGAGATGATGTCAGCCGGGATGACATACGATCCAGAATGAACGTGCATAGGCAGATGGTCAGTGCGGCCAGCCACCGGCGAGTGGATCGGGCCAACATGGACCTTTTCCGTAGTCGTGACGTTGCCGCCAAACGCCCTCTTGGCGCGGCTCTCCCGAGCAACATTCAAAGCTATTGCAACAGCCTGCTTCTGCGGCTTGCCCGAGTGAACAAGCTCCGAGATGTTGGAGCTAACTGTTTTTTGGGATGAACCTTTTTTCAGTGGCATGGCTTACCCCAGCGCATAAGTTACGTTGACGGCCTGCCCAGTACCGGGGGAAATCACAATCCCATTTGTGAACAAAACCCCGGCGGGAAACACGCCAATAGTGTTCGGTATGGCAAGCAGCCGAGAAGCGTTGGTCAGCAGACCTGCAATGTTGGCGCTGGCGTTATAAATCACGCCGTTACTGCTTCCGGCCACGATAACCGAGATGTTGATGATCTTGCCGCGACCTGCAATCACCAGAGTGTCAGCAGTCACCGTGTCAGACGTATTTGTGCCAACCTCAATACGATATGTATTGTTAAGGTTGTTGATGGCGACAACACCATTCTTCTGAGTAGTGAGAATGTCGTCTAACGAGGCCATCAGAACTTCCCGTCAGGTTGCCAGCGGTAGCGCATATTACCGATACGCCAGAACGTGTTGATGTCATTGCTTTCAATCTTCATGGACACCAAACGTCCGCGCAGTCGGGGTGTTACATACTGCGTTGCTTCAGTCAGCGTGAACGGGCCATAGGCGATAGGCGTGTCACCGGCATATTGCGTGACATAAAATGTCAGCAGCAATTCTGCCCCCTGATCCTGACTGCCGTAGTAGCCCCACTTAGCGTCGGGCCACCATTGGTCAATGAATGTCAGCAGATCGCCGTCCTGAAGCTGGAAGTAACCAGTCTGGAAGTACGAGTTCATGGCTACCGATTCATTGCCAGCATTAACAGCGTTTGTAGATGTCTCATGCTGCACAATGAACGGATCAGCGCCTCCCGGCAGAAGACCCGCGCCAATAGGCGGTCCAAGGACGGACTGGTTAATCCAAGCCGTCCGCTGCAACGTGCCAAAGTCCCAACTGTTCAGATAGATATTGTACTTAACGTAATGGCTAATTTCTCCGCCATTGCCGACAGTGGGATAGAACCAAGAGATTTCACCGAACCGGCTATTTGGAGCGATTCTAATCTTGTCCAAATTGTCTGTGTCTAAGTCTTGGAAGATCACGTCCCAGACGGGGCACGGAATAGGCTCAGGACCAGAACCAGCCAGTCGGAAGAACTGGCTTTGGCTCATCCAGTAAACCACGCCGTTCATGGACGCGCAGGCTTTGCGAGAGATCAGCCCGCAGCCCGTTCCAATCTCGTTGAACCCGTACACATCCGGGTAGCCAATATATTGCATCGCCCAAACAGAAAGGTCCGTCCAAACAAGACCCTGTTGAGGGCCTTGGATACAGGACACAATCTTGGAGCCTTTGGGTATGCGGTATGAACCGGCCTGATTCTCAACCAAGCCAATCCACTGATTAAAGTTACCAACATCTGACCAACGGATCAGAAGGGGGTCTTGCACGCCATCAAACGTGGAACCCCATGCGATTGCCTGACGCTGAGGCATCGCGACAAACATGCCATCATTTACTGGCGGGGCATTTGGAATGATGACACCGATAGGATTACCGGAGGTAGGCGACCAGTAATAGATTGCTCCGCCTGCTGGGCATGAGAGTAACGTCTCGCCCCAGTTGTCCAAGGACCAATCAGTTGCCGTAATCGGCGTTCCTGTTCCCGCAGGCTGCGGCGTTCCGGTGCCATAACCACCACGGCCATAACCCAAAACACCGTAGCCGGTTCCGCCCGCCAGAGGCCCAACACCATTGAAATATGTGAACTGAGCGTTTCCGCCGTTCATATATCCAGTTGTCGTAGCTGTAGCTGTGTTGTTGGCAGTAATCGTGAACGTATTAGTGGTTGCGTTAAAGACTTCATAAACGCCGGAGAACGTAATTCCGCCAACGGTCGTCGCAACCAGCACGGGGAAGAACCCCCCGTCTACGTAGCCATGATTGTTCAAGGTTACAGTAACGCTCGCAGAGCCACTAGTCGTAGCAAACTGCGCTAGTGAGCCGCCAGCAGCAACCGCAGAAGTGGCATATTCAAGATTGCCAAGTTTGTCCCGAGCATAAATCTGAAACTGATTGGCGCTAACTGCATAGCACTGATAAACGCCAAACAGGATTAAGCCACCAACGGACACCTGTGTTTTAATCCAAACAGAATCATAGTTATCAATGTTGCTGGCAGTATCATCCACATTCACAATGTAACCGTTAGCGCCGGTCGTCGTCGTGAAAGACACAGACGTTGTGCTATCGGTCGTCTGCGGAGTGATGTCCTTCCGATTGCGTGTAGTAGACGTAACTGGAGTCAGAACAGAGAGAGATTCTTCCGCGCCGATTGCTAGATACGTATCTGTGCTAAGTCCTTGCCACGCATGAAGCGCGCGGACAGGGCTTTCAATTGGGTTGGGATAGAACTGTGTCCAACCGCCAAGTTTCTGAACCAGACCAAGGCCATTCCTGTCAGGAATGAAACGGATCAGGTTTGATTCAGAAATACCCGCCTCGTTCAAAGCGGGTGTTTTGTTCTGGTCAACGCCGGGAACTAGCTTTAGTGAAGCGTGGGGCATTTATTATCCCCGAGAAGGCGTTGCAACAACAGCAGGCGACATAGAAGACCAGCCACTAGACTGAAACTTCTTGCGGTACTCTTCAACAGTCGCGCCCTTCAGAAGAGCTTGGTACTGCGTTTCATAAGACTGCGCCATGGCGGGGTCATCTGACTGACGGCCAAAGTTGCGCTGATAGCCAGACACGTAGATCATGCTTGCCATGATGAAGAGGTCAGGCAGATACAGACTGATGAATGTTTCGGTATTAGCAGCCGACAAGCTGGCAGGACGGATCGTGCCAACAATCTCTACCGTGTAGTTGTTGTCAGGCCATGGACCCACAACAAAGCTGCTCTGATCCAACATCGCAAAGTATTCCGGCGTAGCTGCTCCGCTGATGCTGGAATAGACTACGTTAAGGAACTCTTTGGTCGTCGGCACAAGGGCGACACGTGTGCTGATCTCCGGGTCTACCGCGCCAGCAGGCAGCAGCACGTTTACTTCTTGGATCGTGACAAACGTAGACGCAGGAACCGTTACGTTCCTGTTGCCAGCGGTCAAAGAGTAGGACGTGTTGCTCGTGACCGTGCTGAGAAGATCAAGATCGCGATAAATGCGATTCTCAGCGTAGGTGATGGTCTGAGGCAGGATTGTCAAAAAATTGGCATCCGTCTCAGAAACAACCGCCAAGGTCGCAATCTGGGTCTTATAAGTGGAGTAAGTAAGACCTGTAGTCACGGTCAAGCCTCGCGGTTTTGCTCATGATACCATTTATTTGGCGTCGTGGCACCACCCCTCACGACGAGCGTTGTTGACCTTAACTTCCGTAATTGTCTGGTCTGTATCTTTCTTGGACCACGAGACTGGCTTCCAAACCTCGCAGACAGATTTGTTAGTCGCGACGGTGGCCGTCGGAGTCGCGCAGCCGGGCAGAATCAGTAGCAGCGTTATCGCCAGCCCGAATAGCAGACTGCGTGCGTGCAAGAGCATCAGCATTGGCTTCGGCCTCCAGCTTTTGCCGGGCGTCTCTCCGGCCTTTGCCATAAACAGCGGCGATGGCGAGGAGGACCCCGCCAACGGCTGACACAAAACGCCCGATGGGC